GGTACCTCTCATTATGAAATTGATAAGATACTCATTAGAACGCCTCTAGGGGGCTTTATTAACCATAGTAATACACCTAACTGCGTTAGGAAAGATAATAGAATTAGTTCACTTACAACAAAATGGAACGTTATTGTTGTTGAAAACATAGCAGCAGGCGATGAGTTAACGTTAAAATATACTATGTACAATCCAAAGGAGGAAGAATGCTAAACCAATACTATATTAATTATTTTTCAAAGTCTGATGGTAAAAAGATTAGAAGACCTTACGATCCACATTCTGAAAAACAACATGAGTTTATTGCAGGAAGTGGTAATCTTTGTAAAAGATACTGGGACACCAGTAAGAAAGGTTTAAGGACTGCTAATGCACCTTGGAGTATCACTATTAAAAAATGACAACAAAAAAATGTAGTAAGTGTTTTGAAGTACAATTTTTAGACGAATTTCCTGACAGAAAAAATGCAAAAGATAACAAAGACAGTTGGTGTAGAAACTGCTATCATGTTTCAGGTAACAAGTATGGAAATACAGAAATAGGATTTTTAAAAAAAAAATATGCTGACATAAAAAGCAGATGTCGCATAGAAAATCGTAAGTGCTATTTTACTGTTGAAGAGTTCCTTCTTGCATTTTATAAACATAGAAATATATATGGAATGAGAAGTGCATGGGGACCAGGAGTTGATCATCTAGAACAGCATTTACCTATAAAAATGATCCACGTTGGAGAGGGGCAAAAAGGGAAAAAAGGAGTGGCTAAAGGAACAAAAAGGATAGCTAGTAATTTAAGTGTAGATAGATTGGATTCAAATATGGATTACACTCTACAAAATTTACTATTTATTAGATTTGATGAGAACGCCAGAAAAAATAGCAGTTCTTATGAAGATTGTAAAATACAAATAAAAATACACGAGGAACGATTTATTAATATGAAAGCTATATGATGAAAGACAAAGACATCAAAGAATACCATAAGATGATTAAGAAATTAGAAGAATCAATGGTAAAAAAGAAAGAAAAGTTATATGGTCAAAAAGAAAATGAGGAGTTAGCCGAATCTTACAAAGAATCAATAAAACAAAAAAAGGAACGTGATGATAAAAAAAAATAACAAATACAAGTATATACAAGGAAAACAGCTCACGGATCCCGGAACAGGGACGAGGATGTATGAGATTGGTCAATATAAATTACCTAGTGTAACGACTGTATTAGGCGCCACAAAAAATCAAGATTTTATAAAAAAATGGAAAGCTAAAGTTGGTGAAGTCAACGCAGAAAAAATTAAAAATCATAGTGCCAGTCGTGGAACTTGCATGCACAAGTATCTAGAGCACTATGTTCTTGGGACCAATATCATAGATCTTACGCCCATAGGTCAAGAAGCACGGCCCATGGCCGATAAAATTATTGAAGTAGGACTAACACCAGTAGATGAATATTACGGTTCGGAAGTTATGTTACACTATCCAGGTTTATACGCAGGTGCTACAGACCTAATTTGTTCACATAATGGTATGGAGACTGTTGTAGATTTCAAACAATCTAATAGACCAAAAAAAGAAGAATGGATTCAAGATTATTATTTACAAATTTCTGCATACGCAATGGCCCACGATTATGTGTATGGCAGTCAAATTAAACAAGGCGTTATAATGATTTGTACTCCAGATCTTTATTACCAGGAGTTTAAATTAGAAGGAATACAATTAAGGAAATGTAAACATGAGTTTTTAAAAAGATTAGATATGTATAATGAATTAAAGTTTAGTGAGAAAGAAAGAGCTAAAGTAGATACTAATGTTTTATTAAAAGAATTTGAAAGTGACAAGTCATGACCAAGTTAAGACACGGGGCGGAGCACCCTCAAGAGAGACGATAGGCTCTTCAGCTGTTAGGATGGGCTTCTTACCCCTTTTCATCACACGTCCTGGCAGCACCTATCAATTCCCAAGAGACACGGATCACGGACCAGGGATCAAGCGTCAAGCAACACGGATCATGGACCAATTAAGATGAATTGTGTTCCAATTGTGGCAAGATTAAGGCAGAATGAGGCAGAATGCTAGGTGTCGCGTAGGTGTCGCGATGTTCATTTAACGCCAAAAAAGTATCGCGACAGGTGTCGCGATTTGCTCAAAAGTGTCGCGATTGTGGACAAAGTGTCACAGATAGATTAGAATCATTCTATTATAGAGCCCATATAGCCCTAAACTGCGACATTTTGTCTATAATCGCGACACCCACGCGACACTTTTTTTCAATGCGCGACACCCACGCGACACCTAAGGTATCGCGATGTTTTGCTTAATTAAGCGGCTTATACCAGTGCTTCTAGGAGATAGGTCAAGCGAATTTACTCATCGCGATACCTCCCCAGATTTTTTAGCGCAAATAAATAAAATAAATATTTTTTACCCTTCTAGCTATCGCGATCGTATCTTGCCTTATTTCAGACACAATTAGGGCAATATTAATTTACTCTGTAAGTCGTCTCATTTTTGATATATACCTCCCTTATGAGAAGAAAGAAAAGCAAACATTTTAAAAAACCCTTAAAGCCTATTACAGTTGAAGCTGTTGGTTTACCTAATAATGTTAGAATTGGTTATAAAGATGTTAAGATTAAATATGTTAGACCTGATTATAAAAAATGGGAGATGACGGATTGCTTTGGTGAATATGATTACAGACAAAATATTATACAAGTACAACATGATCTATGTGGTCAAGAAATGGCTAACACAATTTTTCATGAGATCATGCATGCTGCAGTACAAGTCTCTGGATTAAATCAAGAGAAGGCCCCTCTGGAGAAGCCTGAAGACGAGGAAGCTGTAGTTAATCAGCTAACTAATGTTATGATGGGTGTATTTAGAGATAATGAATGGATGGTGGATATGCTTAAAGATCAATTAGAAGAAACTGATTAATTTAATGATTCTTTTTCTTTTTTAGATGGCTTTATCTTCTCAACCTCTTCAACTTCAGCCTCAACAGTCTTCATATTTAAAATTGGAGCGTAATCGTCTAGAATCTTTTTCATTTTTAATTCTATTTCTTCCTCTGACATATCTTCTAATTTCCCATGTTTTATTATTTTTCTGTCTATGTATAGTCCTGCTGCCTTGCCTCGAGATACTTCAGCGTTTACAGCGGAAGAGAAACTGCCTTTCTTTAAAGCGGCTATCTTAATTCTATCTAATTCAGCTAAATGTTTATCATAAGTCACTTCATGCTTAGCTAATCTCTCTTGTTTAAGTGAGTCTACATATTGTACTACTAATGGAGATAGTCTTGGATTTAATAATTCTGAACCTTCTTGTCTACACCTCTTAGGGCTGTAGCCTGCTAGTTTAGCTGCATCTGATTGAGACAATGGTCCTTCTTCATCACCGAATACTATAAACTCGGCAAATCTCTTTTGCATTTCTGTTAATCTTTTTGGAACTCCCATGTTGACAGTTTAAGGTAACTTTGATATAAAGTCAATATATGAAAGATGATTTTAGACCAAGCCCTGCACAACCAAATCCCCCTAAAGACAAACGTACATACACAACACATAAAGAACATGGAGAAGATATGAGTCATGAAAATGAAAGAGTACATAAGAATGAGCCTGTAGAAGATAGAGGAGCGTTAGATTTAACCTTCCTTATTGAAGAACATCAAAAACAAATTTGGGAATACAAACAAAAAGAATCTCAATGGATTAAGACTGATAATATACTACAAGGTTCTAAGAAAATTATAGATGAATTAAGTACTAAGCTAGTTGGCTTAGCTAGACGTGTTCAAGAGTTAGAATATGACAATGCTACTTACAGAAAAGAAATTGATAAAATGCTTGCAGAAAAAACTAAATGAGAGTAAGAGACCTCCAAGAATTCCTAGCTAAATTTACTGAAAATAAAAAGGACGGAAGTCGTCAAGGCAATGCCATGAGTGATGCTGTCATAATGGTAGAGATTAATGGATTCTTAGAAGAGATTAAAAAAATGGAAGTACACGAGAACAATCAAACAATAATTGGATTACACAATAATCACCAATCTCATCGCTTAGTTTTAAAAACTAAGACCGATAGAAAAATAATTATTCCCGATAAATTACGTGACTCAGTATAGAATTTGCGTGACATGGTTACTCTAAAAAACATATGGGCCCAGAGTCTAAATTGTACCAAAAACTTAAAAAGAATTTTACTGAATTTTCTCTTATTAGACTTGAGAATCTTAGCTTACTTGGTACTCCTGATCTATTGGTCTACAATAATAATCGGCACTTTTTCACTATAGAATTAAAAGTTACAAAGAGTTCTAAAGTTCGTTTTTCTCCACACCAAATAGCCTTCCATTTAAGACATCCTGACAATACATTTATTATGGTACAGGCCCTTGGTCCATGTACCTCGAATACTTTTCCTATATCCATGTACCATGGTTCCCGGATCAGGGAGCTTGCTGCTTGTGGCTTGAAGCTTGATGCTTGTTACAAAGGGCTTGATGCTTGCCGCTTGGCGCTTGAAGAGCTTGGCGCTTGAGGCTTGCTGCTTGCCGCTTGAAGCTTTCTAAATATAGGTGCGTGGGCCCTGGACACTGGAGCAATTTTTCTATTTGGATTATGACGCTTGCACCAGCCGGTGCCGTTCTTAAAAAAATCCATTAGTGCTTGACGCTTGAAGCTTTTATTTTTGTTATACCTAACGCGCGCAGCTGTGAGCTGGACAACGTGCGGCCTTTATTAATATTCAAAAATGATTCAGGGCGCATTAAATGACCGTCCCTGGATCTATACATAAAAGTGTACTTTGTTTTTTTCATATTAGTGCTCACCGTAACAAACATTTGAAACTGATTTATCCCAGCAAGCTCTACAATCTTTACACTGATTGCCCTGAAGAGGCGCGGGGCATGTTACATCAATTTTTTTAGTTGAGACTGTTGACGTGTTGGGCCAGCTGGTCCCTGCTGTCTGGTCTATCATTGGAATAGAAAAACGAACCACAAGATTTTTAGGTGCTTCAGCAATATAGTCCTTGGTCCATGCTTCACGGGTCGGCATCCAGTGCTGGACATCCGGCGTTAATTTACAGACCGAATAAATTCGTCTTAGATGGTCCAGGTTTTGAACATCACCTGAATCGTGCCATCTAAAAAATTTCACCTTTTTAGAATTAATTTGTGCAGCCATAGCCTCCACCCATAACGGATGAGTTAAAGATTTAAATCTT